GTGCGCCGAAGGCGGCGTCGTTCGCTTTCCACCACTCCACGCCGCGCAGCACGTTCACGCGGTTCAGGAGCGGGTTCGGGTCGAGCAGCGGCGCGTCCTCGAGGACGGCGTCGATCTCGAGCGCGGCGGCGTCCAGGCAGGCGCGCAGCGTCTCCACGTTCTGGACGGTCTCCGCTATGCGGAGCGCTTCTGCGAGCTCGCCGGTCGTCGCGTACGCCATCGTCAGTCCGCCTTGTCGGCCTTGTCAGCCGCCGGGCGGTCCTGCGCGGCGTCGGCCTTCGGCTTGTCGGCGGCAGCAGCAGCGGGCCGTGACGCCGCCTTGCGGCGGGTAGGGCCGCTGCCCCCGGAGGTGTCGGAGCCGCCAAACCCTTCGGCCCACGCCGGCTCGAGGCCGACCGCTTGCCGGTTCGGGTCGTCGAACTGCTGGCCGGTGTGCTGCTCCGGCTCGGTCCGCTCGGTGCGGCGTGCTGGTTCGTCGGCCATCACGGAGTCTTCGTGATCTCGATGATCGCGGTCGGCTCGATGATGACGTCGGCGAAGTAGCCGGCGTACGCGACCTGGACGCCGAGCACGGACGGCTCCACGACCTGCAGCGAGCCGATCCGGTCCTCGTAGACCTCGACGGCGGCGCTCGACATCACGATCATCGTGCCGGCGTCGAAGCCGGCGGAGACGACGACGGGCAGGCCGCTGATGTTGCCGGCGTTGCCGGTCGCGAAGTCGGCGGCCTGGAAGCCGGTGCTGATCGAGTTGGACGGGTTGACGGCCGGGAACGCCGGGCCGACGACGCCGAGCATGTCGGGCGACACCAGGATCGCGACCTGGCCGGCACCCTTCGTCGCGGCGTACACCGAGCCGACTGCGGCCCAGATCGCCTTGTTCACTTCGGCGACCGACGACGGGCCGGTCGGCATGACCGGGCCGGCGGTCGTCGCTCCGTCGATCGCGACGCACAGCGCCTTCTCGGTCTCCTGCGCGTAGACGCCGGCCAGGTCGTTGATGACCAGGTCCATGATCGCCGGCTGGGACCAGTCGATGTTCTGGCGCGAGACGTTCACGTAGCCGCCGTACGTGGCGGCGGTGACCGGCACCATGCCGATGATCATCTTGCGCGAGACGAGCTCGGTCTTCTCGCCGGCCTGTGGCGCGACGTTCGTGTGCTGTGAGATGCGTGGGCGGTTCCAGGAGCCGGCCGGCAGGTTGCGGGGGCCGAGGAAGTTCACGACCGGCCGCGACTGGTCGACCCAGTTCAGGACCGGCTGGATCATCTGCGCCGGCAGCAGGCCGGGGTTGTCGCCGGTCGTCTGATGCGCAGCGGCGCGGTTGAACGTGTCGAGCCGGTTGCGGGCGTCCTCCACGCCCAGCCCGGCCCGCCAGTAGTCCAGGACGTACTCGCCGGCCGAGCGGTACTCGACGGCGCTCGGCGCGCGCTCGTTCGTCAGCAGCGGCGCGAGTTCCGCCATCCGGCTCCGCGACTCGGTCGCGATCCGGCTCGACTCGGCGAGCGGGCCGACGAGTCCGTTGATCGTGGAGATGCGGTCGCGGGCTCGGGTGACGAGCTCCATCTCCTGTGGGTTCAGGTCGCGGCTCGCCTTCTCGGCGTCCTCAACGACGCCGTCGATGAACGTCTGCCGCTCTTCAAGCTCTCCGGCGTACCGGGCGAGCATCTGGTCGGTCTGTCGCATGGTGCGCAGCCCCTTCGGTTCGTACGGGTGGGTGGGGACTGAGGCCTCGAGCGGCTGCCGTCCTTCCGGCGAGTCCGTACGCACCATGCGACCTGCGGACTCGAGCCGGCTGCTACTCGCCGTCGATGCTAGCGAACCGCTCGCGCAGCTTCCATCCGCGTACCTCGTCCAGCAGCGGCGTCGCGCCGGCCGCGGCCAGGCGCGGCGCTGGATCGTTCGCGCGGACCGCGAGGACGCGCGCGTCTTCGTAGGCGGGGTCCGGCACCATCGCGATGTGGTGCAGCCACGCCCGGCCGATGCGGCGCAGGCTCCGCCCCTCATGCCACGTCTCCGCCTTCACCTTGAAGCCGGCCGACGCGTCCAAGATCCCGTCCGCGGCCAGTTGGAGCGTCTCGTCGCCGAGCGGCGTCGGCGAGATCAGCACCGTTGCGCGCAGGCCGTCCTCGGCGTCGGGGTCGAACGAGATCGCCTTCCCGACCAGCGCGTCGAGGTTGTGGCCGCGGTTCACGGTGAAGCGTCGCCGCTCGGCGCTGATCTGTTCGAACGCTCCGCGCTCGCACACCTCGCGGATCATCCGGCCGGCGTGCGGCACCAACGCCTCGACGCCGTACGGCATCACGATCAGGTCGATCAGCCGCTCCGCGAACCGGACCTGGTCAAGCTGGGCGGAGCGGGTTTCTACGATGTCAGCCACGGAGTGCCCCCTGCGGGAGTCGGTCGTCGAGCCGTTCCGCCTGCCGGATCTCGTCGACGGTGATGGCCGGGTTGCCCTGCGGGTCCACGATCCCGGCGAGCAGCTGATACGTCTGCGCCCGCGTGTACGGGTCGGGCCGGATGTATGCGTCGCGGTTCACCTCGACGATCGTTCCCCGGGGGACGAGCCAGCCGCTGAGCGCGCTCATGACGGCTTGTGCGGATGGCCGCAATCCGCGCCGCCAGTGGTAGTCGAACAGCTGCGTGGTGTTCGAGTAGGTCATGCTGTCGCCTCCGCTGGGGAGGCCGACCAGGAACGGCGGCACGCCCAGCATGACCGCGATCCGCGACGCGTTCCACGAGCTCAGTTCGACCAGCGCCATGTCCTTCGGGTTGCTCTGCACCGCCTGCCACGTCACGCCGCCGCTCAGCACCGCCGGCTCGCCGATGTGCGACAGCCGCGCCTGCACCCACTGCGCCTGGAGCTTCGCCGCCGCGTCGGGGCGGAGCTCTTGTGGGTGCGTCAGGATCGAGGACGGGATGCCGCCGCTGGCCGCGAACTCGTCACCGGCCGGCACCGGCGCGTCGCCGATCCGGTACGCCCGGAAGCCGCTCTGCATCTCGACGTTCACCAGCATCGGCGGCACCACATGGAAGCGAGCCGGCCAGCCAGTCGCGTACCGCGCGGTGCAGAGCACGAACGCCTCGCCGAGCCCGAAGTCCCAGAACAGTTGCTTCGCGAACTCGTCCCACGACGAGTACAGGTCGGGGTCGGGGTTCACGAGCCAGGACGCGTCCAGGCCGGGCGCGGAGCCGACCAGGTACGGCGGCATAGACGCCAGCACCGACGCGTTCAGGTCCACGCACGTCCACGCGGTGTCGGTGAGCGCGGCGACGTGGCCGCCCCAGTTCGGCGTCGCCCACTCCGCCGGCCAGCCCGACCAGGCGGACGCAACGACGCGTGGCGGCGGCGGCCAGCCAGCGCCGTCGCCCTCCACGACGACGCCGTTCGGGTCGCCCGGCGCGACGCCGGGCGGGCCCACGGTGCCCGGAGCGGCGGTCGAAGGATCGTTCCCGTTCGGGAGCTCGTCCGAACTCGGCGGTCGGATCGCCCGCGTCAGCCAGCCCATACCGTACGACAGCCTAATGGATGGCTGGCATGGGGGCGGGTTTGTGGGCCGCGCCCAGGCTCCACACCAGCGCCCGCACCAAGTGCGTCGGACCCTTCGCGACCAGTTGCAGGCCGCTCGGAGCCTCGCGGACCAGCGCCACGTCGACGGTCGCGTCGAGATCGGCGGTACTGACGTCGTGGCACACCGTCTTCGTGAGCGCCAGGTCGCGGAGCAGCGCCAGGCCGGTCTTCGTCTGCGCCGCCGCGCACTTCTCCGCCCGGCCGGCCAGCACCGGCGGCAGCCGGTCCAGTAGGGCCGGGCCGACCAGGATGCCGCGCACGTCGCGGAGCGCGACGAGTTGCTCGAGGTCGGCGACGGCAGAATCCCAGTCGCCGCGCAACCAGCCGTCGACCTCGATCCGGCCGTCGTCCAACCGGCAGGCGGCGGCGACCGCGGAGCCGTAGCCGGCGTCGTCCTCGAGCGCCACCCAGACCGGGCCGTCCGACTCGAGCCCCGCCGCCGCCAGGCCGTGCCAGATCCCAGCCGGCAGCAAGGGTTCGGTAGCGCCGCCGAGCGGCGTGTGCTTCCGCGGCCACTGATTCATCCACTGCGCCCGGAACGACTGCTCCGGGTCCGGCTCGTCCTCGTCCTCCGTCCCCTCCCCAGCTTCGAGCGCCTTGAGGCGGCGCGAGATCAGGGAGTGGCGGCGGGCGGTCCAGTGCGGCGAGGCTTGCCGCCAGGCATCGACGTCCGCGACCGCCGCGCCTTCCCTGGGGCTCCATTCGATCAGCAGGTCGCCCGCCCCCGTCTCGAGCTCGAGCAGCGCCACCGTGCGGCGCTCCAGCATCAGCTTCGTGGCGCGCCGATGCGCGGTGCTGACGAGCCAGAGCTGCGCCTGCTCGCGCTCCGCCATCGTCGGCGTCAGCCCCTCGTCGACGCTGGCCGCCGGCACCTTCCAGCCCTCGTCCACAGCAGCCGCCGCGGCGCTGTAGCCGTACACCGCGTCCTTCGCGCGCACCATCCACCGCGACCCGTCCTCGAGGAGCTCGATCTCCTCCTGTCCGTTGACCTCCCGCACCTTGTAGTCGTGCTTGTTGCGCTTCGCCCAGACGCGGGCCGGGCGCTGCACCTCCTTACAGATCGCGAGGTCCTTGCCGGTGTGCATCACGTCCTGCGGTTCGCCGAACCGCTTCGACTGGTGCATCCGCCACAGGCACAGCTCGCGCAGCAGCCAGGACTTGCCGACCTGCCGCGCCAGCGTCAGCACCATCGTCTCCCACACCAGCCGGCCGTCGGCGTCATGCTCCAGCAGCCGCCCGGCGACCAGTTGCTGCCACCACCGCAGTTCGTAACCCGAGCGCCAGTCCGCCCAGTCCGCGAACTCGGCACCGAGCGAGCCGGTAGCGGCGGGGTGCGGCACCGTCATCAGGCGCGGCCAGACCGCCGACTCCGGCATCTGCTCGAGCAGCGGCACCAGCCACGGCGTCCGCCACCGCGCGTCGTCAGCCTCGAGGCCGTCCCGCTCCGGCTCCCGCTCCACATCCGCCAGCGCGACGTTCGGCCGCCACCGCCCCTCCCGCACCGCGATGCCGCCCGCCATATTGCACGGCTCGCAACTCGGCAACAGCCGGCAGCAGTGCGACCCCGACACGTGCTTGTGCATCGCCAACGGCGGGTAATGGTCCAGCGTCGTCGCCGCCGCCCGCTGGCAATGCGCGCACAGCACCGGCGGCCCCTGCCGCAAACCCTCCAGCCGTTTCACGTAGGCCGCCTCAGTGTGCGCGCTCACAGCCCAAGCCTAGCGGATCCCGCATGGATAAAGGGTTTGGGGGGGGACTCAGCGCTGTGAGCAAGTTTTTTCTCT